CCGCTCGACTTTGCCTGGGCGCAATTCAACGGTATTGGGGATCAGCCTATTCTCCGGAAAGAAGTGTTTTTCGAAGCTGGTTCACCGGATAACGATGACGTTTGGGGATACATCCCTCGTTTTTCTGAATACCGCTTCAAAAATGACATTATTAGTGGAGAGATGCGCACAACTTGGACGCACTTCCACCTTGGGCGCATCTTTGAAGGCGGTTCAAACTTCCCTTTCCTGGACAGCGACTTTGTTTCCTGCATTCCTCGCGTTACCGATGTATTCCAGGTAGCAGAGGGAGAGGATGAAATCTTCGCCCACATTTACTATGATTTGGAGGTGTATCGCGCTCTTCCGAAATATGCCATTCCTGGCTTGTAATTGGTTTTTTGGGGACCCAATCTCTCATGAGGTTGGCACCGTTTGGCCGTATCGGTGATAGAATAACGGCCATTCTTTACTATGAAATGCGACCACCCAATAACACACAAACTCAAGCGGCCTATAATAACCGCTTCGGGAGCGATTTACACGGTTCCCCTGAAATGTGGCAAATGCCTCCCATGCATCCAGTCACGTACCCAACAATGGGCGTTCAGGATAGAGCAAGAACTAAAAAGGTGCACGTCAGCTTACTTCGTTACACTTACTTACGACACATCCAACGTTCCGTTTAAACACGGAAGGATGACGCTAGATAAATCAGACGCGCAAAAGTTCGTGAAAAGACTTAGAGAGCACCAAAGATCAAGGTTTGAGCGAAATGAAATAGTGCCTGAAGATATCATACTATCATCATACGGAATAGACCCGCAAAAGGCAAAAATCAGATACTACCTGGTGGGTGAGTATGGAAGTTTGCGGGGCAGGCCGCACCTCCACGCCATCATATTCAACGCAACCAAAAGGGACATTCTTAAATCATGGAAACTTGGGAATGTTCATATTGATTCCGTAAACAGCGCCACAATATTCTATACGCTCAAGTACATGGAGAAGGCGGTCAATGAAAAAACAAAACGCACTTCTGTAGTCAAGGAGTTTAACATCCAATCAAAAGACCTGGGCCAAAACTATCTTACAGAGAACGTCGTCCGTTTCTACAAAGGAAGGCTAGATATCAACTATCTAACCGGCAAACTAGGCGAAAAGATACCAATGCCTAAATACTACCGAGACAAAATACTATCCGACGACGAGAAACGACTCCAAATACCCATAATCAAAGAATCAGCAGAATCCAACCAGGTTGATCTAGAGAAAAAAATAAACCGTTTGGGAATGAATTATTTCTCATATCTTAACGGGGTCAAACGATCTCATAATAACATTCTTAACAAACCTTCTAACCGTTATGCAGACTAAACGCACCTTCATCAAAGAACGCCCCAACATCACTAAAACGGTTCACCGTTCAGGGGGCAAGAATCACACCGTTCCGGATATGGCCATGAATCCGTCCGAGGCGTTGCGCAAATACGCAACAAACGCCTTGGAACGTAACATGAGGTCTTTCTACGACAGCCAACACCCTGACTTTCATGTACCGGACGTTTCACGACTGTCTCACCTGGAAAGACTGCAACTTCAGGCAAAATATGCCGATGACGTTAAAACGTACAGATCGGAAGCAATCAAAGAGGCAGAAAGGATTAGGGCAATGCAGGCCGAATCCAAAACAAAGGCAGACACTGAGCCTGCTCCTGGCGAATCCACCAGCAAGTAACCAAACAAAACATCATCATGAGAGAGATTGTAACAACAATGACGGGGCTGGCATTGCTAGACGACCTTACGGGGCAATCGGCAAGCACGGAAAGCCCGTTGGACTATTGGAAAGGCATTGCAGAAAAGGTCAACGAGGCAGACCAATTCACAAGAGACAAAATAATCTTTGTCCTTGAGGCGATGTGTAAAAACGTTGGTATCGAAACCAAAAACCAAACAGAGATGAACCTGTCGGAACTTTGGCAAGGTGTTAACAAGCACATCAAAATCCTGGTTGAAACTCAACGCTCCAACGTTGAGAAAAACGCGCTTAAACTAAACAATGATGAAAACATCAATTAACGATCAAATCCAAGCCATAGATGAAGAAGTTACCCAACTACGTATGCGGATGCAACGCCTCAAACGGGCGAAAGCTGCATTACAAAAAGGCCTTCAAACAATCTTTGAGCCTGGAGTCGGAAACTACGAACCGGGGCCGATCACCAACGGCCAGGACCCTACTGATAGCGATACTCCGTATTCTCCTAAAATTGACGGCGGCCCTAAAAGGATTTGGCCGCCTGTCAATGCGCCTTTATAAGTCAAGGGACTAAAGGCGCAGCCCCACCCCCTGCCCCCTCCCCGAAAGCGGGGAGGGGGAATACACTGAAAACTCAACGCAATCCACCCCCCAGGTAGCGGGGATATTAGCTCCCTATCCTGGGGGGGGGTGTTACGGGTCGACCGTTGCCGGACCCTGCTTATAGTGGCCGCTCCGCCAAGCTTCGCGGCTATTATCGCGGGTCCGAACAGCCGACCCGTAACGGGAATATGGCGCCTCCGGCGGGCTGCGTTGGTTTTTTGGGGGCCAGGCAAGCCCCGACCCCTCACGGCCGCGAAAAGCGGCCGCGGGGGACCCGCGGGGCATGGCCTGGCGATGGCATGGCCTCTCTCCGCGGCTTCGCGCGCGGGAACAAGGCACAGCCTAATGAGCTACCGCATGATACTCCACTTCTCACATGCTCAACCGATAACGTATGTTTATTATACCCGCTGCCATTGGGGCAGCTTCATCTATCATTGGGGGAATTATTGAAAGGAAGCGCGCGCTCAAAGATCGCGCGCATCTTGAAGAATACACCTCTCCACAAGCACAAGTGCAAAGACTTCAGGAGGCAGGCCTATCCAAAGGGATGCTATACGACAGCAGAGCAGCCGGACAATCAGCAATGCCGAATGAAACCTCAAGCGGATTTGAAGAAGCAGGAAAGCACCTTGCAGGATATGTAGCGCACAGCTTGCAACGTAAACAAATGGACCTAGTTGACGCGCAAATAGCAAACACCCAGGCAGACACGGCAGTAAAGCAAGCCACAGAGCGAAGAACATGGGCGCAAGCACTTGGGGACTATGCAGAATCCACAGTAAAAAACGCGCAAATGAACGCCCAGCTAAACACCGAACTGCTAAACAGCAATTTCAAACCATCCAACACTCTGGAAAAAACCGTAACCATGGGTGTTGAGGGCCAGGAGCAAGCAATATTGGGGGCAAAGATGGAGAACGATTTGCGCGAGATCAATACGGAAGTAATGAAAACGCTTCACGCTGAAGGCGTATTAACTGACAAAGCCAAAGCCGAATACGCTGGGGTTGTTATCAATAACAGACAGATGCAAATGGCTATATCCAAATACGCCGCAGACATTGCACAGAGCAAGGCAAATACGGCAAACATATCCGAACAGGTCGTAAAGGCAAGGATCGAAAACCTCATCCGACAAAGGATAGTTGATTCACTCGAGCAAGGACAACTACCCAATGTCTACGACATGACGGCTGGTTGGATGATTGGAACAACACAGGTTCCTGATGTTATCGGCGGGGCATCGGAGCTTATCGGAAACCTCAACCCGCTTTCACGCTTTTTAAACAAAAAATAATGAATTTACCGGAAGAAATTGTACAACCGATCCTGGAGATCGTTTCCTACCTGGCTGCCGCCCTGGTAGGGTTTTTGGCGCGAATCCTTCAAAAACGTAAAACCGAGAAAAAATGAACGTCACAAAACGAAACAACAGAACGTTCGTGTCACAGCCGGAATCGAACTTTGATCGGTCAAGGTTTGATTTGAGTCACGAAACAAAAACAACCCTAACTTTAGGGAAGGCAGTCCCGGTCCTTTGCGTGGAAACACTCCCCGGAGACACATTCACGTTCAACACCATCGAAATCATGTGCAGGTTTGCCCCGCTATACCTGCCGATCATGCACAGGGTCGACCTGGCAATGAATATTTTTTACTGCCCCAGGCGAATTATGATGGCAGGGACACAGTGGGAAGACTGGATAAGCCAACAGATTGAGGGAGAGCTTCCCGTTATTACTTTTGATCTTTCGGGTGATTGGCAATACAACGACAGCACGGCAGTAAAATCAATCCCGTGCTACATGGGATACCCTTCGGACATTGTCACTAGTGCTGAAAAACTCGACGCAATGCCCTACGCAATGTATTGGGCGATTTGGAACGAATACTATCGTAACCCGCAAATTCAGCCTGAGGCTCAAATGGGCCAGCTGAAGTCATGGGAGCTCAACCAAGAAACATCAATCCACAATTATCCGCTTTACGACAGCGAGCCGTTCACGGGGAATCCCTGGTGGAGCCTATGGAATCGGGACTACCTGACATCGGCCCTTCTTACTCCTCAGATGGGCGCAGACATACTTACGCCCCTTGTTCGAGATACGAACGAATTTAACCAGGGTCCTTTCCAATGGTACAGGCAGTCCGACCCGACCGAACCTGGTGCCGACAACGAGCTTTCACTTGAAAACGGAAGCACCAGGGACTCAAACGCGAACCTTATCTTCCTTGACATCCAGTCTACAAGCAGCACCATTCAGCAGCTCAGGACATCCATGAAGCTCCTCGAATACATGGAGCGACTTAACAAGGTTTCGCCGCGTTACCGCGACATGATCAAAGGATTTTTCGGTATCGACCCGCAAGCAGGCACGGTAGACCGCCCTGTATGGTGTGGAGGATATAAAGGGAAGGTGATTGTTTCCGAAGTACTTTCTACAGCGGAAACGACCGTCTCCGTCGGCTCTTACGCGGGCCAAGCCCTTGCGTTCGACAAATCCAAGCGCATCAGCTTCTTTTGCCAGGAACATGGCTTCGTAATCGGTATCCTCAACATTAACCCACGCACGAGCTATTTCCAGGGGATCGAGAAGTTTTGGACGCGCAAAACTCCGCTCGACTTTGCCTGGGCGCAATTCAACGGTATTGGGGATCAGCCTATTCTCCGGAAAGAAGTGTTTTTCGAAGCTGGTTCACCGGATAACGATGACGTTTGGGGATACATCCCTCGTT